AGAACGCCCATGCACTCTTCGAGTGTTCCGTAGACCGGTTTGGACAACCGCGCGTTCACGACGTTATGACACCGGAAGGCGAACATCGCAAAGGCCTGACGCGAGTCCAGATAACCCGGATACTTTGCACGGTAGTTTGCGTGCATGGACCGGAAGTGGTCGCGACAATGCGGACACGTAATCGTCTCTGTGAAGAGACCCAGCCACGTCGTCAGAAGGTCTTTCTCGGATTGCGTCGGATGCTCGGGATAGATGGTGGAGACGGAATGGAGGGTCATCCATCCCAAGGGTCCCCAGACAGCTGTCATTGATTTTACTTGGAGACAATCATCCCCGCCTCCATGCCGCCTTCCAGGATTTCCTTGGCGATATGGGGAGGCGTCTTGTCCGAGATAGGAAGTCCAGACCGCCGAAGAGTCTCCCGCACGGCTCCAATCGGCATCGTCTTGACCTTCTTGTGAATCGTGTCCCGACGCTTGGCGGCCCCCTTCTCAGTGAGGATGCGGAGGGTCGAGCTCCGTCCAGATGCAATCGGGGGAGGCTTCGCGGGGTCGCGCACTGGCTTGATTCCCTTGACACCCCCGACCTTCTTCAGGATGCTGCGGGGATACGTGCGCATGGTCTTCTTTCCGGCTCGGGGGACTGTCTTCCGAGTCGCAGCCGCCTGGGGAGCCGGACGGTCGCCGACCTTGACGATTCGGATAGCCGTGTCGGTCATTGTTCTTAGGCCAGAATCCATTCCGCGCTGAAAACGGACGCACTCGTTTACACACGACGTCCAGCACACAGATACCATGGACCCATGCTGGGATGCAGTCAAGTCGTACTTTGCGAATGGCGTTCGCCGCCTCGTGGACCACCAGGTGGATTCGTATGAGGACTTCATCCGCAACAAGCTCCCCCTCATCGTCCAGTCCACGCCGCCCATCAAGGTGTGGCACGAGCAGCACCCCGTCCACAAGAAGTACAAGTACGAGTTCACGCTGACGTTCGAGAACGTCTCCTACATGAAGCCCCGCATCACCGAGGCCACGGGTCGCGTCAAGCCGATGCTTCCCATGGAGGCCCGCGTCCGCAACTTCACCTATGCCGCGCAGATGCATGCCGACATCCGGTTTACCGCGAAGACGTATTCTGGAGACACGTATGCAACCTGCACCGAGGAGTCTCGTGTCTTTGAGGGGATTTCCCTTGGCAAGCTCCCTGTTATGCTTGGCTCTTCTCTCTGCCTTCTCAAGGACTACCCCCTCTCTCTCGAGCAGTATGGAGAGTGTGCGCACGACCCTCTTGGCTACTTTCTCATCCATGGGTCGGAGCGAACAATCCTCTGTCAGGAGAAGGTTGCAGACAATCGCATCATGGTGTTTCAGTCCAAGAAGGCCAGCTCCAAGCACTCCTACTCCGTCGAGCTGAAGTCGCTCTCTGAGACCTTCACAATGCCGCCGAAGAAACTGGAAATCCGTCTGTCCTCCAAGTTCAATGGATTTGGGTACCCTCTGCTTGCTTGCGTGCCCCGCTTCCGTGAGGACATTCCTGTTGGCGTGTACTTTCGCGCGCTGGGGATTCGGTCTGATGCTGAGGTCGCCCGACTCGTTTGGGGACGTCTCGAGGACCCGCACGTCGGGCTCCTGGGAGCTTCGTTCCGTGAGTGTGCAGAGCTAGGCGTCTTCTCGCAGGAGGACGCTATCGGCTTCTTGGCGAACAATCTCCAGTACGGCACCACACAGGAGGACAAACACGCCTATGTCCGCCAGCTCCTGACCACCGAGTACCTGCCGCACGTCAAGTTCGCAGGGGAGTCGGTCGGGCTCGCCGTCCACAACACCCGCAAGGCCCTTCTCACCGCGAGCATGATTCGCCGTCTCCTCCTGACCGACCAGGGGCAGATTGCACTCGATGACCGTGATGCCTACCCGAACAAGCGCGTCGTCACGACCGGAGCTCTGTTGACCCATCTGTTCCGCCAGCTCTTTCAGAAGGTCTGCAATGACACGCGCAATGAGTTCGTCCAGGAGGTCAACAATGACGCCTGGAAGAAGGGTGAGCCGCGCCCGATGGACATCCTCAACATCAACAACCTCTACAAGATTCTGAAGCTCTCGACCATTGAAGGCAAGCTGAAGCAGGCCCTCGCCACGGGCAACTTCACGGTCCAGGGCCTCGGAACGTCCAGCTCGACGTCGCTCTCCAACGCGACCAAGGTCGGTGTCTCGCAGGTGCTCGCGCGCATGTCCTACTCCGCGACGCTGTCTCACCTCCGCCGCATCCAGACGCCGGTGGAGAAGTCCGGCAAGCTGTTGGCGCCCCGCAAGCTGCACGGTACGTCCTGGGGCTTCGTCTGCCCGGTGGAGACGCCGGAGGGTCACTCAGTGGGTATCGTCAAGACCATGAGTCTCCTGTCCAGCGTCACGCAGCACGTTCCGAGTGCGACGGTGCTCCACTTCCTGGAGTCCTGTCCGGGTCTGACGTGGGTCGATACGCCGCGCGTCTATGAGGGAACGGCGATTACGGTGAACGGTGTCATCGTCGCCTACACCAAGGACCCGAAGACGCTCACCGACACGCTGCGGTCAGCCAAGCACTCCTTCCGCCTCCATCCCCACATCTCCATTGCATGGTACACGCTGCTCAACACCATCATCATTGAGACGGACAGCGGTCGTCTCGTGCGCCCGGTCGTTCGGGTCGGCTGCCCGATGGCGTCGCCCGGTGCGGACTGGACCACCTGGCTGACAACGACGATGGAGTACATCGATGCCTCGGAGACAGAGACGCTTCGGATTGCGTCCAGTCGCGCAGACTGCACTCCGTACCATACTCACTACGAACTCCACCCGAGCCTCATCGTCGGACAGATGGCGGCCAGTATCCCGCTCTCGGACCACAATCAGTCGCCTCGCAATACCTATCAGTCGGCCATGGGCAAGCAGTCGATGTGCGTCTACGCCGGCAACTACGCCAAGCGCCTGGACAAGAACGGCTACATGCTCTGCTCGCTGAGCCGACCGATTGTGGAAACCCGGTCGATGAACATCCTCAAGATGCACGAGATGCCCTCCGGCATGAACGCGATTGTCGCCATCGCGTGCTACGGAGGCTATAACCAGGAGGACTCCATCATCATGAATCGCTCGAGCGTGAACCGCGGGTTCATGCGCGGCCTCTACTACACGATGTACAAGGACGAGGAGCACCGCAATGTGACCTCGGGTCGTGAGGAGAAGTTCATGCGCCCGACCAAGCACAACACCCGGAAGTTCAAGAACAGCTCGTACGCGGCCATCGGCGAGAATGGGCTTCCCGTCCTCAACTCCACGCTGCAGGAGAACGATGTGGTCATCGGCAAGGTCGTCAACCTGCGCAATGACACTGCGGGCTATGCGTATCGTGACGCGAGCACCACGCACAAGAACTCGGAGCCTTGCCGCATCGATGGAGTCTGGCAGGACAAGAACTCGGATGGCTATCCGTTCATCAAGGTCCGCGTGGTCTCGGAGCGCATTCCCCAGATTGGCGACAAGTTCTCCTCCCGCCACGGGCAGAAGGGAACCGTCGGAATGATGTTGGAGGAACAGGACATGCCGTTCACCGCGGCCGGTCTGCGTCCGGACCTCATCATGAACCCCCACGCCGTCCCGTCCCGCATGACGATTGCACAGCTGATGGAGAACATCTTCGGCAAGGTCGGCGTGCGGCGAGGCACGCTGGGCGATGGAACCCCCTACGACCATCTCAAGGTTGCGGACCTGCGCGAGCACATGCTCGACCTCGGACTGCAGTCGTACGGCAATGAGCTGCTCTACAATGGGCAGACGGGTGAGATGATGGAGGCCGAAATCTTCATGGGACCGACCTTCTATCAGCGCCTGAAGCACATGGTGATTGACAAGAAGCATTCCCGCGCACGCGGACCCATCGTCAGCCTCACCCGCCAGCCGTGTGAGGGCAGGGCGAGGGATGGGGGATTGCGTGTCGGAGAGATGGAGCGAGATTGTATGCTGTCGCACGGAGCGGCTGCGTTCACGAAGGAGCGCCTGATGGATGTGTCCGACCCCTTCCCGACGGGCATCTGCAAGACCTGTGGAACGCTTGCCGTGGTGAACGAGAAGGAGGGCATCTACTCCTGCGGAGCCTGTGGGAATCAGACGGAGTTCCTTACGAAGACGATTCCCTATGCAATGAAACTCTGGGTCCAAGAGTTAGAGGCGATGCATATTGTTCCCCGGATGGTCCTCCAGTAGGGTCCTCCGGAGGGGTTAGACGACGAGCGGAGGAGGAGGGAATGCTCTGCTCAAGAATGAGAGTGAGGTCGGTGTCGGACCGGGAGGCCTTGAGTCCTCGCGGCCGAGAGGTCCGCCAGGCATAGACAAGCGCACAGGCTGCGCACATCGCAAGTCCAATGCCGGACGCAGCTGCAAGGGCGGTATCCGTGATATCCATTTATTTGTTCTGCGCATGACCCTTGTAAATGTCCCTCACCGTGCTGATGGGACCGATGTTTGCGGGCAAGTCCAGCCGCATTCTGAATCTCGTGTCACGCTATACCGCTCTCGACACTGCCGTGCTCGTGCTCAAGCACGCAGACGACATACGCTATCGGCGGACGGACATTGCAACGCATGATGGACGGCATGCTCCCTGCATCGCCATCCAGAGCTTTGATGACCTGGTGGCCGAGGACATCATCCGCTACAACGTCATCATCGTGGATGAAGCTCACTTTTTCCATCGGCTGGTTCCCTTTGTCGAGTGGACCGTGGACACCCTCGGCAAGCACCTGTATCTCGTCGGCTTGGACGGAGATTCGAATCGGAGACCGTTTGGAGAGCTTCTTCACTGCATCCCGCTGGCCGACCACGTGGAGCGTCTCACGGCCTTCTGTCGTCGCTGCGCCAATGGAACGCCCGCCCCCTTCACCTACCGTCGCGGCGGACCCCATGACCAGCAGGTGATTGTCGGCGGTCAGGAACGGTACATGCCCCTCTGCCGGGAGTGCTACCACCTAGAATTCGTGCGCGAAAACACTGCGTCGTAGAAAACTTTCTTGCCAAGGAGCATACCAACATGGGTGGCGGTCTTCTTCAGCTTGTCAGCTACGGTGCGCAGGACATCTACATCACGGGCACGCCCCAGATTACCTTCTGGAAGATTCTCTACAAGCGCCACACCAACTTCGCCATGGAGTCCATCGAGGTCACCTTCAACGGCCAGGCCGACTTCAACAAGCGTGTCACCGCCGTCATCAACCGCAATGCGGACCTGATGTACCGCACCTACGTCCAGGTTGTCCTCCCCGCCGTCGACCTCGTGTCCGGCTCCACCCAGCTCAACCGCTTCCGCTGGCTCAACTACATCGGCCACCGCCTCATCAAGGTTGTGGAGCTCGAGATTGGCGGCCAGCGCATCGACCGCCAGTACGGTGACTGGATGCAGATCTGGACCCAGCTCACCCAGGATGCGGGCACCATCGAGGCCCTCGATGACATCATCGGCAACACCCACGACCTCGTCCTGATGAAGGACTCCAAGGGCTACCAGCTCGATGCCTCTTGCGCCGGTGCGGAGCTCACCAACTCCTGCGCCCCTCGCGCGGGCACCCCGGCCAAGACCCTCTACATCCCCCTCCAGTTCTGGTTCTGCCGCAACCCTGGCCTCGCCATCCCGCTCATCGCCCTCCAGTACCACGAGGTGCGCATCAACGTGGAGTTCGAGCAGTGGATCAACTGCTGCTACTACGAGACGGCGACCTCCACTGCCCCCTCCACCGCCATCCAGTCCCTCACCGCCGCGTCCCTCTACATCGACTACATCTACCTCGACACTGAGGAGCGCCGCCGGTTCGCCCAGCAGACCCACGAGTACCTCATCGAGCAGCTGCAGTACACTGGCGCGGAGTCCATCACCTCCTCCTCCAACAAGATCCAGCTGAACTTCAACCACCCCGTCAAGGAGCTTGTCTGGGTTGTTCAGCGCGACTCCTTCGTCGACTGCACCCCGGGCCAGAACTTCATCGCGGAGGTGAACGGCTGCCAGCCCTTCAACTACACGGATGACTTCACCACGGAGGGTGTTGTCATGGACATCCTCGCCCGCGGCTCCCTCGGCACTGGCACTGGCGGCGCGCTCGCCACCAACGGCAACAACACCACCATCCCCACCACCTCTGGCGATGGCCCGTCTGGCCCCTACCTGCCCGGTCTCGGCATCAACCCCGGCCCGTCGCTGGGCGGTGCCTCTTGGCTCGACTCTGGCTCCAACCTCGGGGAGGAGGTCTTCGCGGCCACCACCAACTACCTCCTCGCCAAGGTCGTGCTCGCCTCTGGTGTCAAGTGCTCCGGCAAGAACCCCGTGGAGGTCGCCAAGCTCCAGCTCAACGGCCAGGACCGCTTCACGGAGCGCGAGGGCCGCTACTTCGACCGCGTCCAGCCCTTCCAGCACCACACTCGCACCCCGGCCCCGGGCATCAACGTCTACTCCTTCGCGCTCAAGCCCGAGGAGCACCAGCCCAGCGGCACCTGCAACTTCTCCCGCATCGACAAGGCGACCCTCCAGCTCACGGTGTCCGTCAACACTGTCCGCTCTGGCCGCACTGCCCAGGTGCGCGTGTACGCCGTGAACTACAACGTCCTCCGCGTCATGTCCGGCATGGGCGGCCTCGCGTACTCCAACTAAACACCAGAACTTCAAGGTCGTCGGGGGAGGAACACGGGGGAAACCCCACACCTGTGGTTGGAACTCCAAAAACAGGTGTGTCCAGAAAACATAGAATGGAGCCTCTGTTTACTGAGGATTGGTTCTCCGGGAACATCGGCACGTGGTCGCAGATTCTCCGTGAATTTCGCGGAAACCCGGTTCGCGCCCTCGAGATTGGTTCATTTCAGGGTCGGTCCACGCGGTGGCTGCTCGAAGACATCCTCACGCACCCTGACTCGCGGATTACCTGTGTGGATACCTTCAAGGGGTCCGTTGAGCATTCGGCCCACCATATCCGCAACATGCGTGAGCTGTTCGAGCACAACATTCAGCCCTTTGCCGAGAAGGTGGACATTTTGGAGGGAAATAGCCAGGTCGTCCTTCGCACACATGCGGGAGCGTATGACTTTGCATACGTGGACGGCGACCATCGCGCGTTCGCAGTTCTTGAGGATACCATTCACGCCTTTCGTCTCCTGAAGTACGGAGGGATTCTCATCTTTGATGACTATCTCTGGTTGGGCGGAAAGCGGCCGATTGACAATCCCCGTCCTGCCATTGATGCGTTCATGGCGCTCAACGCAGACCGGTTCGTCCTTCTCCACAGCGACTACCAGGTCATCCTTCGGAAGATAGTTCACGAATGAACACGTTGAGCCCGAGGGACGAGAGCGCGGCTCCCTCCCGACACGTATGCACTGGACTGTGCGAATCACAATCCGACCCACAGAAGGCCACAATCCGATGCGGAGGGTACGCTCGAGTGACCTCAGTCCAATGGGGCAGTCCGCGATGCAGGCTTCCGTAGATGACGAGGTCAAAGGACCCTGCGCGAACCTCATCCAGTGTCACGAGAGGAGGCTTCGCAGAGACCGGCACTGTGCGAGAGTACGTGAAGCCCCGTCCGTAGAGGCTTGCGGGGGTCGGGTAGTCGTCATAGAGATGCGGAAGCCCAACGGAGTCGACACAGGCAGACCCGAGGAGCTGCTTGAATCCAATGGCCGTCAGACACCGAAGATAGTCCGGGTCGCTTCGGTCTCCGAGATAGAGGATTCGGTTCGGCGACGGACACCCGACAGTGTCGAGGACGTACTGCGCCATGGCGCGACACGTGAGATGCTCGCGCGTGTACTCGAGGAGCTCGGGGATGGACTCCGTCGGAGTTTCAGACCGCATCGCATCCAAAACGAGACGCTTTGGAAAGTGGGTCATGGTTCGGACAGGGCAGCGCTCAAGGTCTTGAAACCACGGGAGACACCCGTTTCCGAGAATTTCGTAGTGACGCAGGCAGTCCCATCCCGCTTTCTTCTGCGTTCGTCCAAAGACGCTCTGTTGGTAGTCTGCACGATAGGCCTCCTCCGTCTCGAAGCGATACGTGGAGACATCCCCCGGAATGATATCGGCGAACTGTTTGGTCTTGTCGGGGACCTCCGAGACGAGCTTCTGCTCGGGAATGGAGAACGAAATAGGATATACAGGCATCGGTTTCTGTATAGAAAATGCTCCGTACAAAGTTCCTTGAGCGGTGTGCCTCTCCGTCCGATATTCACGAGCACCTTCCGATTCTCGCGCAGTATGCCTCTGAGTGTACGCATGTCACGGAGTGTGGCGTGTGTACAGTCGTGAGTTCCTATGCCTTTGCGGACGCGCTTCGCGGGACGCCCGGGGCGCGCTTCATTCAGGTCGACCCGAAGTGGCATCCGAATGTGGATGTCTTCCAGGCCGAGTGCAAGGCTGAGGGGCTTGACTCCGTGTATTATCGTAAGAGTGACCTGGACTGCCCGATGGAGGAGACAGACCTTCTGTTCATTGACTCGTGGCACGTCTATGGGCATCTCAAGCGTGAGCTGGCCCGCTGGCATCCCCACGTTCGGAAGTACATTCTCCTCCACGACACGACCGTCGATGAGTGGGAGGGAGAGACGATTCGCCTCAGGTGGGATGCCGTTCAGCAGAGCCGCGACACGGGAATCCCTGTGGACGAGATTCGCAAGGGACTCTGGCCTGCCGTAGAGGAGTTCCTCGCCCAGCACCCCGAGTGGCGCATGCGCGAGCGGCTGACGAACTGCAATGGACTCACCGTGCTTGAGCGTCAGACCTAACCATCCGCTCGACCAACTGCGCAAAGGACACGGAGCGTGTCCACCCCAACTCTGTTTCGGCGAGGGTTGCATCTCCCACCAGGAGGTCGACTTCCGCCGGACGATACAACACTGGATTCACTCGGACGACAACACGTCCGGATGTATCCCGTCCACACTCGTGGTCTCCCGTTCCCTCCCACGTGAGCGTGTGCCCCGCAACCTGAAAGGCGCGCTCGATGAACTCCCGGACACTGTGCGTCTCTCCACTCGCGATGACATAATCCTTCGGCTCCTCCTGCTGGAGCATCAGCCACATGGCCCGCACATAGTCCTCGGCATGTCCCCAGTCCCGCTTGGCGTCAAGGTTCCCGACGTCCAGGGTAAAGGACGGGTCTGCGTAGACGCGCTGCAGCCCGAGCGTCACCTTTCGCGTGAGGAACTCGCGTCCACGACGCTCAGATTCATGATTGAAGAGGATTCCATTGCAGGCATAGAGTCCGTAGCTCTCGCGGTAGTTCTTCACAATCCAGTAGGCGTAGAGCTTCGCAACTCCATACGGACTGCGCGGATAGAAGGGCGTCGTCTCGCGCTGGGGTGTCTCGACGACCTTTCCGTAGAGCTCTGACGTTGAGGCCTGATAGATGCGTGTCTTCGACTCGAGCCCCAGCGTCCGAATGCATTCCAGAAGCCGAAGCGTCCCGAGCCCATCCACGTCCGCCGTGTATTCGGGCTGGGAGAAGGACGTATGGACATGCGATTGGGCTGCGAGGTTGTAGACTTCGATGCGGTCGTAGGCTGCGACCGACTGAACGACCGAGAGAAGCGACGTGAGGTCACACATATCCGCCTGCTGCAGCGAGAACTGGGGGTGGTCCAGAACCGCCCCGAGGCGTTCTGTGTTGGGCGTGGAGGTCCGGCGGGAGACACCGCGCACCGCATAGCCCTTCGACAACAAGAGTTCGGCAAGGTAGGACCCGTCTTGCCCAGTTACGCCGGTGATGAGGGCGACGCGGGACATTCTTGTGTCTTCTCGAGACAGCTTTGCGAAAGCTCCCACCCCGGTGAAATGTGCTCGACGTGGGCGTGCGTGGAGTACCCCGGAATGCAGCTTCCGAGGACACGACCCCGCCGACCCAGCGTCAGGAACTTCTCATGGTCCAGATTTCGATAGGCCCAGAAAATCTCAAAGTCTTCGTTGAAGGTCTTGCTGAGGGCAATCCAGGTGTTCGTCGTGGAGGGGATGGTTCGCCAGTGCACCGACGGGGACACAGCCAACCGTGCGGTGAGGTCCTTGTACATCGAATACGTGTACTTGTCGCGGTGGTCGTAGAGGGTCAGGTAGTCAAACCGAATCCACTCCGGAGTCAACGGCGAGAACCCCTCGCGGACAATCGTCGGCCATCCCGGGCGATGGGGGTAGTCATCCTCCAGACAGTAGACAATCGTGTTGTCGGGGAGACGCCGGTCGCGGATGTACCGAAGGAGGATGAGAAGCGAGGACGCATCATCTCCTCCCTGAATCGGAACGACCTTGACAGGATAGGACTGAATCCAGTGGTCCGTCGGGTCTCCGTCAAAGAGCACGGTCACGTAGACATTCGGACCCCGCTCAAGGAACACCGACCGGAAGGCTGCCTCTTTGGTGAACCACTCGGGGCGAGAACTTGCTCCCGCCTGCGGGGCCCGGGAATCTGGACACATCCGCATGAGCACCTCGATGCGTCGCGTCGCGGGGTCGTCATAGTGCTCCGAGATGACCTTCTGCATGACCTCCAGCTCATAGGGCGTCTCTGTGTCATGTTCATGCCGAATGTTCTGCTTCACGCGGTAGTGAAAGACATCGTTCGGAATGGCGCCTCGCAGATGCTCCACGAACTGCTCATTCAGAAGGTCAGCCCGAGGGACGGGTGCAATCTTGACGCCCCACTGGTAGAGCGTGGCCCCGAGCGTGACATCGTCCTGATGAAAGACCGGAGGCCACTCCTCCACGTACCGACGAATGAGGTCCGGCGTGAGGGTGTAGCCCGCGCCCGCCGGAAATTCAGTGTCATCGATGCCTCCAACGAACGCCGAGCAGACTCCCTCGCTCGGGAGGGTCCTGCAGTACTCCAGATAGCGGTCAAAGACAACCACGGACGAGAGGTTGGTCCGGAAGACACACTTGTACTGCGCAAGCTGGGGGAGGAAGTACTTGAACGCCATCAGCGTCTTCTCGTGGACCGTCTCTAGTGTGTCCTCAATCCGAAGGAACAGCGTATCGCCCTTGAGCTCTGCCTCGGACTCCAGGGTCGGGTCTCCCTTGTAAAAATAGCAGTCCACGTTGGGATTCCGATGCATGTAGGTCCTCCAGAGCCGCTGATGCTCGAAGTAGATGGGCTGCGTATCACTCGCAAGAACGAGCACGAGGACACGGGGAAGGGGAGGCGGAGGAGGAGCTGGGGCCGGGGCCGGGGCCGGGGCAGGCGGAGGCGTCCGAGGCGCAACCCGCAGAATTGGAATCAGCTTCCCGTTTTGATAGAGCATACTCCTCACAGCCGCCGCAGCTGTAAGTTCGTCTGCGGAAGGTCATAGACAGACCACCGGGCTGGTGGCGTCCGCTTCATCGCCTGAAGAATCCGTGCCCATTCGCCCTTGACACGCTGAACGTACGCATCGCGCTCGGCCCGGTCGTCAACGTAGACAAAGGACTCCAGGAGCTGGAGCAGATGCTCGGTCGAGTCAAAGTAGTGTGTGTTGGGAGACTTGAACGTGGTGTACATGTCCGCGAGGTCAATCCATGCATCGGTCGTTGCCATCGGCGCGAACTCGGCCGGAAGCTGCGACCCCCAATACGCAGACAGACTCTGAATGTCAGGCTTGGACTTCCAGTAGGCCTTCGACGGAAAGAACAGCGGGCAGCCTGCCGTGAACTGCTCAAAGATGCTCATGAGACTCACCTCGTAGGGGAAGTTCACAATCCCACGATACGCCATGAGGTCGCTCCAGTCATGGGGGTGGGGAAGGTCACGCTTCTGTGTGAGCAGCGGATGGTCGGGAAACGAGCCGCCATAGACGAGGAAGGTCGGGTTCCTCGGTGCATACTGGACGTTGGTATAGAGACAGAGACTCGGGAGGAACATCGGAAGCATCCCCGTTCCAAGCTGGGTGTACCGCTGGTCGGCCTTGTTGTTGGACACGATGGTCAGAAGGCCCTTCGACTGCAGGCGCTGAAGGCACAGATTCCACTGGGCGCGACCCACTGTCGACTTGGTAAAGCAGTAGGGGATATCGTAGCGCACCGCATTCAGCATCAGAATCGGCTTGTTGTATTTCTCGTAGACCATCGCGAAGGCACTGCAGTATCCGACAATGAAGCCGTCAAACGACCGAAGAAAGGCGTCATATTGCTCCTGGAACGCGCGAATGCGCTCAGGAGTCAAGTCTTGCCACGTCCTCGGATTGATGTGGTCGGGGTAGTCCTGCTGCCGCTTCATGACCCATGCGTGCCCTGACAGACACCAGTCCACAACCTCCACCTCGGGACAGGCAGATTTGAAGTCGGCGATGACAGAGATATGAAGGTCCATACAAAAGAGTCG